TCTGCGTTAATCCTATCTAGGAATACCATCCCAGGTTCCCCATTACGCCAAGCCCCCTGGACAATCTTTAAAAAGACTTCCCTGGCATTCAAAGTGCTGACAGGTAAGTCTGTCCTTGGGTCATTCAAAGTATAATCCTGGTCTAATTTAACGGAATGCATAAATGCCGTATCAACAGCAACAGAAATATTAAAATTATGAATATCACCCTCTTCTTTTTTGCAATCAATGAAATCTAAAATATCTGGATGACGGACACTCATAACCGCCATGTTAGCCCCGTCACGCTTACCTCCTTGGGTTATCATGCTAGATACCCTGGACAGGGTTTTAAGCACCTCTATGGGGCCACAGGCAACGCCATGAGTAGATTGAATCTTAGCACCCTTAGGTCTAATTTTAGAAAGTGCAAAGCCTGTGCCACCACCGAATTTCTGTACCATAGCGGCATCTGTAGCAGCTTTCATAATCTGTTCCATGCTATCTTCTAATGGTAAAACAAAACACGCTGACAATGTGCCCTGTGCCGTTCCTGCATTCATTAAAGTAGGAGAATTTGGTAAAAACTCCAACTTCTGCATCATTTCAAAAAAGTTTTGTTCTAACAAAGTTACTTCAGTATGCAATACCTCATATTGGTAATCTACTTCAGCGATAGCCTTTGCTACCCTACCAAATAATTGTGTTGAATCCTCTATAAGTTCCCCATTAGTGTCTTTTAAAAAATAACGGTGGGCTAAAATGGTTTCCGCTTGTTCAGAAATACGTGTGTCTATCAATCTCCTACCCCCTATGTCCACAATATATACAAAGTTTACGTTCTGGTACCCAAAATTCAGGTTTACAAATAATCTCCTCACAAGCTGGATTCGGACAATCTGCCATCGTTAAATCTGGGTTCATTGTCCTAGTATAATCCATTGTGATGCCTCCTGGCAACGCCATTTCCTTAACTGGGTCAAGGTTAGCCTCTAAAAGGGGCGGCGGTTCTCCTGTTTCCTTCATTTCTGCTGGGTCTTCTGGGTCAAGGAACCCTTGTAGATTCCCTAAATTCGTAATCCCGAAGCGTCCTGTTTCCCAAGAGGCTAGTAAAGCCATGCCAATTGAAAAGAAAGAATCCCCGTGCCCCATAGGGGTGTCAGGAGCTTTGAGTTCATTACTAACTGTTAAGATTTGTTGTTTCTGTCTCTCATCTTTCAGCAATTTAAGGTTACCAGAGAGGACATACTGTTCAAAAATCTGTGCCATCGTATTTTTAGATTTAACAGTAAAAGTTAGGGGGTACCATCTATGGTCAAGCCCTCTATCTTCCAACTCCCCTCTTGTATTATCAACATATCCTTTATCTATATCAAAATTCTCAGCTATCTCATTCAGAAATTCTATCTGGTCAGAGTAATTCCATCCATCTAACCAAGATTGATGGAGTTGCCGACATATTTCTCCCTTCCGTTCAAAAATAACTAAATGGGAGGGGTGGCGTTTCTTACCCACATCAAACCCTGCAAAGATAAAAGAGTCCTCATCTTTGGTATATTTACGTGTTGAAGGAATAGCCCGTAAAGTCTCATCTTCACACTTCACAATATCTTCTTCATTAAAGTAAGCTTCAGTAGCGAAGTGGGGAACTAACAAGAACTCAGATGAAAAAGATTTGGGTCTAGCTTTTTGTTGTTGCAACAACCAAGTTTCATCATATAACTCAGGCATCAAAACTCTACGCCCAGGCATTGGGTCAAGGGCTGGTAGCACCCTAGAGAAGAAACGCTCATCTTTCTGTAGGTTAGCAAGCAAGTCGCCAGGCATCATAGGAGTACCTAAGACTATGACAGGAACACCCTTCAAGGGAATAAACAAAGACTCCGTTAAGAAATGGTCTTCAACCTTTGTTATCTGTCCAATGTTCAAAGGATTTTCAGGGTCACGAAGAATATCATCTGCAATCAAAGCCCCATTGACATGCATACCCCGTTTAAACGAAAAAAGACCCCCATGCATGATGCTCATAGGCTTATTATTAATCATATATCTAGCTGAGAAGTCAGCTTTAGGGGTACGGTTATCCATCCAATCCACTAATTGGGGATTTCTAGCTATGGCTTTATTTATTTCGGCAATATGATAACGGGCCATACCATCACTATAGGATAAATACAGCACAGAACACTCTCTGGGGGCCGTTAAGAGTCTCCAGACACTAAAGGCATGACCTAAAAGAGTACTTTTGAAATGGAAGCGTGGTAGTACCGCACAATAATTCAACCCTTCCTGCATACATCTTTCAATATCGTCGGCTACTACCCCCACATGCCAAGCATCGAAATATTCAGGGTTCTCAAAACTCTGTGACCATATGTTTAAAAGAAATTCATGGAATGACCCCACCTTAGCCTTTCCAGAAGTGAGTAATCCTGTAGCTAATCTACCAAATGCATCATTAAAAGTAGTTATGTCTTGTGTCATGAAAGTGAAGGCTCCTCAGTTTGTATTAACCCTTTTAATTTCCCAGCTACCCGTTTTAATGTATCTTCATCAGTTATTTCTTCCACTAACACACTTAACACATTTTGTACGAACTGTAAATTAATCATTCCTGAAATAACTTGCCGTTCTCCCTTGATACTCATATCCAATGCTTTAGCAGCCTCAAAAGCTCTATCAAAATTTAAATGTTCTAATTCATGCCCTGCTTTATGACGTATAGATTCATATGTATCCAAATGCTCTCTCTGCGCTCTAGCAAAACGTTGGCCTTCAGTTTCTTTTATTTTCTCAATGGCCTGTATTCGTACTTCAACTTGTTGGGTTCCCCATTCTCCTTCCCTAGCCCATAAATAAATTGTAGAGGGTTTAACTTCAATAGCGAAAGCATCCCACAACACCTCAGCAATCTCTCTAGCAGATTTATCACCTTTAATGTATAGCCCTAGGGCTTTCTCCTTTATTTCAGGAGGAAATTGCTTTGGCATATTAATACTCCCTTATATTTGGGGGCTGTAATCCTCGTCTAGGAGCCTTATCGCTCCTGTCCCAATTTGAGGGGATATCAAATGATACATCTTCAGGATGTTGGGATTCTAGACTGCCTCCATATGGGGAGCCATCTGATTGCAACAATCCCGCAAAACTCATGTGCCCAGTTTTTCTAACTGCCGCTGTAAAACACTCTGGCTTACCTTCTACATACTTTAGTCCTATCTCACCTCTCGTACACAACCCTCTCCACACCCCCGCATCTTGGCCTAAAGGTTGATACCCACGGTTCTGAAGCAAGGTTCCAGTAGTACGTTGTGTGTCTGCCACTTGAACATTGTGTCTACAGCCAAAGTAATCACACCACACAACTACCCCATACTTTTCCTTAAATTCTTCCGCAGTCATGTCCTTAGGTATCTTATCTACATACTCTACGCTAGTCTCAGTTTTCCCCTTCATATAAAATGATACACTCATGTTGTCTCTCCTGTTACATTAAGTCTGCACCATAAGGCTATACATGCAGCATCTGCCCAATCCTGTTCTGTAAAACTATGCTTCCAAAAAATATTTGCATACTCTAAAATATCACTTTTGGCAGCGTTCCCACGGCCCACGGTATATTTCTTCCACGTTTTATTTTGTACTACAGCACTATCTAAATTATGTAAAGAACAAATAAATTTAGTTGCATATACTACCGACGCAATCTGCATAGTAGTTCGGGGATTTTGAATAAAAATAGGGGCTTCCACCGCCACCCACAAGGGATTATACCTTTCTATTATTATACCCAGTTCTTCATAAAATTTAGTCAGAAAATCAATGAATCTAGAGTCAAAATCCTTAATGGGAGAAACCCATTTATAGGTATCTTGTAGTTCTTCTGCGTCATTAAGGATGACTCCATGCACCCCTTTACTGGAACAGTCTAACCCCATGTAATAACTATCCATAAGTCACCCCTGGAGAAATACGTAGGGCTACAATTCGTGATACCGTATGATAGGCTGATGTATATGCACTTAACACTCCAGCCATCTTTACATAGGTAGCTTCCTGTTCAATAATTTCTCTACTAAGTTCCCTTAATTGTGGATAATTTGCTAGTGCTGCCCCTCGTACTTCATCCCTGGTTAATTTCTTCTTTCCTTCAGCTTCCCGCTCCTCTACAATTTTATAGCCAGCCGTCGCATATCCTTCATCAAAAGCTGCTTTCAATGCATTCTTTGCAGCTTCTATGTCAGCTACCCGTGATTCTAAATATGCTTTATATCCTCCATATAATGTTAAGAATTCTTCTAATGTTTTAGCATCAGCATTCATTAAATTAGAAAATTCTAAGTTAGGTTGTTCACTCAAATCCGTTTTAAACGGAGGAACCATTAACTCATCTATTACTCTATTCGCTTTCCCCAGTGCCTTCATTGGTGTCCACTTCTCTACCATTATCATCCTCCTCATATTTCCTACAAGCACACCATACTGCCCCCGTACAACTTTCGGGGATTGATATAGCATCCTGTATTTCCTTACATCGCTTCACTAAAGCATTCCATTCTTTTGCACTTCGCTTCACCTTAAAGGCTTTTAGTTTCTGGTCATTCTTATTTTCATATAACACGATACCATATGCCTTATCCAAGAGTTGCATATAGATTTGTAATTGTAGAGCATGTTCTGGCTTAGGT